CAGCGCAGACGGCAGCGGGATCATGTCAGCGACCGCGTGATGCCTGGGAAGCCGCCGAAGTTGAGGGTGTTGGCGTGCGCGCGGCAGCCGATCGTGCCGTCGATGGTGAAATCACACGCGGCCATTGAGCCGGTGTAGCCGCACTGCGTGGACTTATAGACCCAAAAGCAGCGATTGCGAAACTGATCGCGAGGCGGCCAGCGCAACGTCAGCGGGTTTTCACCACTCAACGTGAAGGTGATGTTGTAGGTGTCGTCTTTGGCGACCGCCGACGTCAGCGAGAAGTTCTGCTGCATGTCCACGGTTGCGGCCGAGCCGGAGGTGTTGATCACCTTGATGCGCACCGGCCAGTCGAGCACGGTGCCATAGGCTTGCAGCTGCGCCTGAAAAACCTGCGCCAGATCGTAGACCGTGAGCTGCGCGGTCGGCAGCGTGTCTTTCTCTTGGGTCAACGTCACCTCGAACGGGATGTTCTGATAGGTGACGCCGCCGAAGACATACGCTTCGGTGTTATTGGTGGCGTAGATCGTGGTGACCACGGCCCCGGTGCTGTTCCGCACGTCCACCTCCATGAGCATGAGGTAGACCGTGGCGGACGCCAGCTTGTTCTTGTCGAGGGCCGTGGCGATGGAGATGTGTGTGGGCATGATAAGCGCTGACTTACTTTCGGATCACGCTTGGCGCAACGTGATTTCGGTCACGTCCCACAGGTAGTTGGAGCCAGCGCCCTTGTAGACCGCCTTGTATTCCTTATCGAAACGGACGGTCAGGCTTTCGGCGGTGATGGGATGCGTGTAGGTGAACGAGTTTGCGCCGCCACCCTCCAAAGTCCAATACGCCTGGAACAGCGCATAATCGGATTGCGTCATCCAGGTGTAACCCGTGGTGATGATGCGTGCGGGCGCGCGAGTGAAGCGCTTGCGCGACACCACAAGACCGCCTTGCATCTCGAACTTGAGTGCGCCATCAACCGGCACATCCATGAAATACTGACTATCCTCAATGGCGGTAAAGCCACTGGCGATCAGACCAGGGAAACTCATCAGGCGTTCCTTACGGCGGTGCGAAGCTGGCCCGGCTGCTGGATGTTTTTGATGACGACATCGAGCACCCACTGCTCGCCATCGAACTGCGGGGTGCCGGCGACAGCGCTTAGCGGCGTGCTGGACTGATTGTTGAGGTTGATCGTCACATTGCCCGGGCCTGCGGGGGTTGCTCCGCCATTCACCAGCGGGCCTGCGCTGTTGCTGTTGGCGACGTTGGCGGGAGGTGCGAGCGAGCTGGCGATCGCCTGCACTGCGGTTGCCATCATCTGCGAGGTGGCATTGAGATTGCCGATCGCCGCCATCTGCCCAGCCGTGAACACCCCTTCCCCTTGCTGAAGGATGGCGGGGAACTCGTCGGGGCCAATGCCGGTGTGGAAGCGAGGCGCACCCTCGAACCCGATCATGCCGCCAGTGTGGAACTGGCGCGGGTCAGCGGCGGAAATAGGCCCGCTCGACTGCGAGGATGCGGCGGACGTCACCGGCGAGGTGCCAAAGAGGCTCGAAATGATGTCGGTGAAGCCTTGATCGGCGACCTTCAGCAGCGGCGACAAAGCAGCCTGAGCCGCGATGCGCATCAGCTGGGCGATCGCCCAATCGCCAAAGCTCTTCCAGTCCATCTTCCCTTTCGAGAAAAAGGTATCCATCATCGAACCGATCTTGTTCATCGCTTCACCGCCCATCTTGGACAGCGCGGCATCCGAGTCGCCCCACTCGCGCGACAGCTTCATCAGGCCATCTTCGGTCTTGCGGTCGAGATCGGCGCGTTTGGCGGCGATGTAGTTTGTGACCGTATCTTCCCACTCCATGCGATCTTGCGCAGACATGGCGGTTGCATCGCCAAAGCGCTTGAGCCCGGCGAGCTCGGCGTTTAGCTCTTGCTCGGCGGCGGCTTGGCGATCGGCAGCGTTGCCGCCGCCAAGGCTTTCGCGCATCGCCAGCGTGTCGCTGTGCAGGCTATCCATCTTGGCGAACATCGCGGCCGTTTGCTCGTCAGCCACATTCTGCTGAGCCTTCATGGCAGCCAGATCACCCTCTTTCATGATGGCGTTCTGGTCTTTGACGGCAGTCGGCGTCTGCGCGTAGATGCGCTTCACCTCGGCGTCTTGCTTGAGGCGGTATTCGAGAATCTGCTTTTCGACGTCGAGCAGACGTCCGCGGCCTTTCGTCTCCTCATTCATGGCGCGGATCAGATCGAGCTTATCTTGCGCCTGACCGCCATTGGATAGCAGCGTTTGCCAGGCGTTTTCCGCGACACGAGCGCCCTTCAGCGCGTCTTCGTATTTGCTGACCTCTGCCGCCAGCCCGCTGATCGCATGACCTTGCGCGTCGGTGTAGGTCTTGCCGGTCGCGAGACGCGACTCCCACTCTGCATAGGTCTTGTTGGTGCCGAGAATTTCGGCCTTCAGCCCCGCGAGCTTGGCAGACAGATCGGTGATCGCGGTATCACCAGGACGTGTCGCACGCGCGTCAGAGCGCGCCCCAATGGCAGCTTGAGAGGTCAGCGTCGAGGTGAGAGCGTCAGACAATGCTTTCGAGGCGATCGCGTATTTCTCGGCCGACAGTCCGCCGTTTAGGTAGCTCTGGTTCAAGGTATCCTGAGCAGCCGCAGCCGCACGTTTGGTCTGAATGCCCTGCTCTTCGACGCGCGCATGGCCGGGCGCTGCCGCTTCGATCTTGAGGCGCTCCGCGTTCTTCACAAAGCTGTCGGCGTCGGCGAGCGCTGCGTTGGCGCGTGCGGCATTGAGCGCTTGGACCTCTTTGGCCTGAGCGTCGATGTATTCCTGCGCCGTGGTGCCGTAGCGAGCGCCAACTTCCTTCAGCGCAGCGACCATCTGATTTTGAAACGCGAGGAACCCGCGTTGAGCCTCAGTCGCATTGGGATCTGATAGCTTCTCCATGTAGGCAGCCATCGCCTCGGTCTGCCGCGTCATGCCGTTGTCGATCGTGGCGATGCCCTTCTGCGCCAACTGGTATTGCTTGACCGATTCGGTGAGCGTGTCGATGGCATTCGCTTTTGCCAGCAGCTTGCTCATTTCCTCGGGCTGGATCATCGACAGCTTGCCGGTCGACTCCAGATAGCTGAACATCTTCGCGAGCGACTGGCCGGCGCCGGAGGCTTCGGCGCTCAGCTGGGCGATGCGACTATCCATCTGCTCGCTCATGGAGGCGGCGAGCTTGGTCTGCTTGTCGTATTCTTTGGCGTCGCCATCCGTCACGATCTTGCCGATGTTGGCAATCGCACTCTTCGCCATATCCGCGCGCTGCGCATAGTAGGTCTGCAAGCCGTTCAACATGAAGTTGTGATGGTCGACTTCCTGTTGGTCGTTGTCGTTGGCGGCCTTGCCGAGCATCGCCTGCTGTTGGGTGATCAGCGACTGAATGGCGGACAGCTCATCGGCGTAGCGCTTCTCATCGATCGCCTTCTTGCGAAGGTTCAAAGCGACCTGCGCGGCCTCATTGTTCGAAGGTGTCGCAGCCCGCTCGCCCTCAATCTTGGCGTCGGCCATGCGATAGATTTCGGAGACGCTCTGTGTGTCGCTGGCGATCTGCGACATCAAGCCGTCCATCTCGTTCTGATAGTTGGACGCCAGCTGCTTTGCACCGACGCCGGCGACCTGCCCTTCGCCCGCCGCGATCTCGCTCTTGAGATCGTCGATCATTTTCTTCAGGCGCTCGCCGGCAGCCTTCACCTTCTCGAAGTCGAGCTCAATGCCGCCATTGCCAGGCGTGTCACCCAACACACCGTCACCCGGCGTGATGCGCATCGGTGGCTCATACTTTAAGCCGTCAGGGCCTGGCGCAACCGAACGCATTCCGCTGACGTCGAACTGGCCCGTGGACATGCCGGGCTTTATCTTATCGAGAATAGCTTGCTGTTGTTCCAGCAGCGCCAACTTGTCTTTCATATTCTGCAATTGGGTCGCAGCAACCAAAGCATTACTTGGCGTATAGTCGCCAGCCTTGATGCGGCGAATAGCTTCGCCCGTCTCTTCGGCCTGACCCTTCAAGGTCTTGAGGCTCAGTGCGATCGCGGCGATACCGGCGATGATCGCAACGGGAATAGCCAGCATCCCCAGCGACGCCATGACGGCACCCAATGGAGCGACCATATCGACCGCAGCGCCAGCTAGTCCACCCATCGCAGCGCCAGCGCCGAGAATAGCGCGATTGACGTTCATGAAGCCGGTGACAGCGGGAGCGACGAACTCGGCGATAGCTGTGCCCGCGGTGCGGGCCACGTTGGCGATCATGGTAAGGCGGCCGGCAACGGCAACACCGCCCTCTGCGGCAGTCGCCCAGGCCACGACCATGTTGCGCGCGCCTTCAATGGCGGACATGGTTTTGACGATGACGATGAACTCGGTCAGGTGAATGGCGACCTGCCCCAGCACGTCACCCCATTTGATCAGCGCCTCACCGAACGAGATGATGGTCTTCATCGCCGAAGCGAGGTTCTGGTTGATCGTGACCGCAAACGCTTGGAACTCTGGCGAGCTCATCGCCTTGGTCAGCTCTTGCACGCCCTGCACAACGGTGCGGTAGAACGAGGTGCTGGAGTCAGCGCCATCATTCATGCCGCCCGCGGTGATCGCCAGACGCTGCATGGCCACGTTCAGCTGAGCGGTTGCGCCGGTGAAGGTGTTTAGTCGCGCCACGGACGCACCGCCATAGGTGCGCTCGAACTCCTCCAGCAGCCGGTCGATGGCGTTCTTGGAGTCGAGCGTGCCTTTGGTCACCATCTCATCGAGCTTGGCGACGGTGACGTTCATGCTGGTGGCCATCAACTCGACGGCACCTGGAATGTCCTGGCCCAACTGCCGGCGCAGGTTCTGCAAGCTGATGACGCCGCGGCCAGCCATTTCCTGAATGGCGTAGCCCGCTCGCGTCAGTCGGGTATCGTCGCCGCCGAATGCCGCGATGGCATCGGTCAGACCCTGCATAGAGCCCTTCAGGGGATCGAGACCGGCGGTGCGCAGCTTGACGAAGGTGTTGGTCAGCGCCTCCATGCCGAACGGGGAGTTGCCGGCGAGGTCGAGCAGCCCCTTCATGTTGTTCTTGGCGTCCATCGAGCGCCCCGCTTCATCCGCGGCGGACGACAGCCCGCGTAGGAGCGCCGTGGTGTTCTCGATGTTGTTGTTGACCTCGACGATCTTTTCGATCCAGCCGATCGTGACTTCCTGGAGATTGTGCAGCGCCGAGCCCGCAAGCCCAATGGCGCTCACCCAGGAAGTGAAGCTGCTGGTGGAGTTGGCGACGGCACGATCCATGCCGCTCGCCCCCGTCACCACAGCAAGCATACGCTGCTCAACGCTCTTCAAGCCATCGCCCACCCGCTTCACCGTGGTGGTGAAGCCGTCATCGGTCAGTTCGATTTCAACCGAAAGACTGCCAAGTGAGCCAGACATTAACCTACCCTAACTGTTGGATGATGCGAAGGATGTCTTCCTTGGGGGTGGCGCGCTCGCGATGGCGAATGACGGTCCCCATCTGTTCCATCAGAGCGGCGTGCAGATTGTTGGATGCCTCTGCGGCTTCCTTGCCGCCCTGCGCGCTCACCGCAGCCATGGTCGCCACCTGAAGGTGACGAAGGTCTTCCGCTGCGCGCAGCCGGTCAGCATGACGTGTCATCGACCAGAACAAGCGCAGCGGCAAAGCCAAGAGGCGCTCGGGGTCGAGGTGGAAGAAGTGGACGGCCTGCCAGAACAGGTAGCCGAAGTCGATCATCTCGACTTCGACCTGCTGCTCCTTGGCCGTCAGGCGTTTCCCGCTGCCGTCTCCGTCGTCGCGGCAGCCACCTGTTCGGCGATGTCGGCCGGCGGTGCGATGGTGAAGGTGATCAGCGCGTTCAGCTTGGCCATCGCCATCGTGTTGAGTTCGGCGGCCAGAAAGGTCGGATAGGTGTCGGACAGAAACTGGATCGCCTGGGCGACACGCTGCTCGATGGTGTCGCTGTCGCTCACGTCGCGCGCCCGCTTGACCCGAGCCAGATAGCCCTCGACGGTCACTTCGGCGGCAAGGTGACGTTGGCCCTTGAAGACCACGGCCTTCTCGTCGCCGGACGTCAGTTCGTCAAGATTCAGCACTTTGGTGTTGGACATGAAGACCTCGGTTGGTGGCGTGG